AAGCGCGTTGAAACATTTGAAGTCTCTTGGTGTGAGTAGCTCTTTGGCTACCTCTTTTGCGCTGACCTGCATAAGAGCAGGGCGCTCTTTGTAAATAATCACTTCAGGCACCGCCTGAGTTGCTGAAACTACTCCGCTGATTAAAGCGGTCACGATGAGGATTCCAATAATTGTAAGGAATCGTCTTTTATCTCTTGGTGTGATTGGTTCACTCCTTCTCTAGTTGCACGAGGAAACCTTGTCAATATCTTTCGGACATAACCGATAGATGTATGAAGGCTTTGTGCAATTTCGTGGGCGTTAAAATCTCGCTCCCTTAATTCAAGGATTCTGTTAGCCATTTCGCCAACAGGGATTCTGCGTGGATGTAGAACCTTCTCGCGCTCGCGAGGTGTGCTACCTCCCCAAATTCCATACGGGATTTCATTGCTTATGGCGTATTCCAAACACTCCTTCCTGTGAATACAACTCGCGCAAATTGCTTTGAGTTCTGGCAGTCTCTCTGCCTCATCTGTTCGACCATCGGGGAAAAAGAAATCTTGATCCTCTAAGTTCGCACAGATTGCTTGCGCAAAATTAGGTGCATCGCAAAGGACTGATCTAATTGTCATTTGCGTTCCTTGAGCCATTGGGTCAAATCTTGCACAACCCACGACTTATCTATGCCAGCATTTCTGCGCTTGATGATGACATAGTGCAACGGCACCTCGGATAGACCGCGAGCCTTTGCATAGTTTTCTGCCTCAACTTCAGCTTCACGCCAAAATTCAGGCAAACTTAGTGTCTGACGATTCTTGAGTTCAAGAATGTATTGCTTTCCGGCAATGATGGCAACCAAGTCACCTTCATCCGCTTTTCCGGCGCGGACCAAACGCTCGCACAAAGCACCGGCACTACGAAGCCAACGCATTACATCGGTTTCGTATTGTGCGCCCTTGCGACCGTTTGGATTTGCCATTGAATTATTTGACCGCCTTAAGTGACGGATAATTTCCTTGTGCCTCACGAGAGATGCGACCAAACTTGACTGCGCGGATTAAATCCTCAGCCAAGATAAGTGCTTCATCTTCCGTCATATTGCAAAGCAATGGTGAGTTCTCACTCAAGTTCTCGCGAGCATTGTCTAATTTTTCAAAATAGTTTTCAGATTTGACTGAGCGATCTGCCGAATGTCTCAATAGGTCAAGGTCATCTAAAGGGTATGCGCCGACAACATCTTGAACTAAATCTTTGACCGCATCTTGTTCCTCTAAATATAAAGCGATGCTGCCGTCTGAATGATTATGAATTGAAAATAAAGGTTGGCGAGGTTGCTTCTTGAAATTCATTGACCTTCACCAATTTCAAATGCTGAAATGATGATTGCATATAGAGCTAAAGCACCGATGACGATGCAGATTGTTGCAAGTAAAAACATTGGGTGTCTCCGTTTCGTTTGTTTAAGGATGGCACAGATTACACAATTTTGACGGTTAGTAACGCCTCGCGTGTCTAAATCTTTTTCTGTACCTCAATTTGAAAAGGCGCAGCGGTATTGATGTCGTACTTGGCTGAGACATCTAAGGCTTGCAAGATTTCAGCTTTGCCGACCTCACCTTTAATTGAAGCCATATAACCCATCCCGTAGGGCGAGCCTGAGCCGACACCATAGATGCCATCGGATGATTGCGAGATGCTCAGTTCATCGCCAATTTCAAAGATGTTGCCATTGAAGGCAAGCAAGTAAGAATATGAAGCTGCATCCTTGGTGTAGTCGTATCCCTGTGCCTTAAACACGGCAATAATGCTTGGGATTATCTTTCGACCCATAAACTTCACCGGGTCGGTGCCATCGTAGGCAGGTGGCTTCCATAGGTACATAAGGATGTCACCCGGGCGGCAATCACCTGAGACTGCCAGCAAGTATTTATTGATCTTGACAATCTTAGGCGTTGAAGGCGAGATGATGCGCTTATCGCCGTCTGTAATCTGACTGTCAGCCCCAAGGATGGCAAAGTCTGCCCCTTGATAGCCGATGATTGTGGTCACGGCTCTATGGTACCGCCAAAGGCGTGAAAACCCCTCGGTAGCAATTCCCCAATTTTTTCCCGAGAGGCTCCCACGCCAAAGGCGAACCTATACCAAGGCTCAATTTGAGCGCAACCCTAGATGACCAGTCACCCTAAAACTATGACCATTTGGCGTGTCTATTATATGGACAACGGCTAGACAGGTGCTATTGTTCTCTTATTGGGAAACGAACGGTTCCCGAGAAAAGGATAGCAAAATGAACGCACAATGGATTTCAACAGATCAGACTTATACAAAAGCTGAAGCAATTGCACAAATGGAAGAAACAATTAACAAGTACCAATCATTTCTTCACGATCTTCTTGAACTTTATGAAAACTGTGATGAGGATGTTCAGCAAGTTCTTAATGAATCATATGCTGAAACTGTTTTTAAGTATGCTTGTCCATTAGATATTTCAGAAATGCTTTGTGAAGTTTCAGGTTGGGAGCCAAAGTAATTATGAATCTATATACTGAAATCATTGCAAAAAATCTGCAAATTGATATGGAATCTGCAAAAAAGATTCAAGATTTTATCAATAATTGGTATGACGGATTTCGTTGGGGTTCAGCGACAACTAAGCAAATTGTAAAACTTGCCAAAGAAGCACAACTTGATATGGCTGATCCACGCTATGCCGACCTTCTTAATTACAAGGCAGGTGCATAATGCTTCACCATTGCAAGTGCATTACCTGCGGTGCAACATTTTATGCAGTTGGAAAATTATACGAATGTCTAAATTGCTACGAAACACGATTGGCGTTGAATTAAATGATTACTAAAAGAGGCAAGCGAGTGCGAGCAGTTGCAATCTTGTTAGGGATTTATGTGCTTTTACACATATCCACAAATCTATGGTGGGTTGGCGTAGGCAACGCCAATGCCGATTTCCTTGGTTGGTGTTGGGGTTCAATGACCGAGTGCGTGGTGTTGTAATGAGAACTAAACATTCAATTCGAGTTCCTGAAGGTCTATGGGCAATGGCAAAAGCCAAGGCAAGTGATGAACACACAACTGTCACCGCCATCATCATTGAGGCACTTAAGGCATATACAAAGTAAAAGGCGAAAAGCCCACCGGCACCTTGGAACGGCAAGGGCGGTGGGCTTTTCTATGCAGTAAAACTTAGCGTAATATTTCTCTGTAATCTTTTACTGAGTTTTCAATATCTGAAAAGCCCGGCACTTGATTCACAATAGTAGGTTTGGCAACATAAGTTGGTATTGACCGATTCAATTGCATATAAGCAACATCTACAGGTTCGTTAATGTAGCTCAAACGAATAAGATCATCAAAAATGTCCTTTTTGATACCATAAGCGTGTAATGCAACGCCGCCCATCAATCGAGCCACTGTGTCATTAATTGGTTGTGATTCTTGAATATTGCATCCAAGATAGATCATCTGCCAATCCTGCGGTATATCTTTGATAATTGTTTCAAAAACTGCATTAAATTCAGGATGAAGGAAAGCATCATCTTCAAAAATAAAAATAGATTGACAATCATAATACTTTTCAACGACCGCCCGATGGCTTGCGGCACACGCTTGCGCAGCGCCAATGCCTTGGGCTAGTCCATCAACGGCTTCAAATCTCTCAAAAGTAATCCCGTGAGTATTTAATTGTTGCGTGATGCTTTTAAGTCTGTCAGTTCTACGAACAAGATTGATAACAACAACCTTTTCAAATACTTGGTTAAATGTCTGTTTCAATCTCGCCCGCAATACTGGCATAGGCTGCCAAGTCCACAAAAGAATCAAGGTGATCAGGTGTCTCAATAAGGCGAGCAACCTTGACCAATGCCAAGCACATTGCAGCTTGAGCAGGTGTGATTTCAGTTTCAAGCCACACTGACCATAACTGTGCAATGCGTTGATGATTGACAAGCGGTGTGCCGTAATTCTTATTGCGATCACCGTGCGTAAGGCGGTCAGCCTCTTTTAAGATTTCCCCCCGGTTCATCTATTTAAGCCTTTGGCTTTGTCATTGTCAGTTCGTGCTTAGGGTTAGCCCAAGCAATAACAACTGGCACAATTGCAAGCCAAATAGTATTGGTTGCGTGCTTCCAATCTGAGGCTGAGAAATCTAAAGGTGACTTTCCAATGATGACAACTGCGGTCAGTGCGTTACCGACAAACCACTTTGCCCACATATCTAATACTTTTGAATTGAATTTCATTTTAGTCCTAACTTGGCGATCAACGCCGCCGCTTGAGGTGGGGTGAGATTTACTTCAATGTGCATCCAATCGGGCTTGGCGCCTTTGTAGGTGCCGCCTGAGCGTAGCCCATATTTTGCACAAATTTCTAATACTTTTGCTTGTTGCTCAGGGGTAAAATTGCCATCGGCATCACCTTGTGGGTGACGAGATGGGAAGATATCCACGGCGGTGCCACTCGCGTGGTTGGATAGGGTGCCATCGCCTCCACGAACATCGCGGTAGGCGTAGCCTTGGACCTCGCCGGGTTCTAACTTTTCAACGCTCTTGTGCCATTCCTTGCAAGCTGCAACCAATAGGGGTGCAACTGCCTTGGCACAACGAAGTTTGACGGGCTTCAATCCGCTCACAACGGTGAATACGGCAATGCCAATCTCGGCTTGATCCATAGATGCAGTCCAGCCATTTGCAGATTTAGTCAATCTTGCGCCTCCGCTTCATCACTTCAACATCAATCTTTATTTGTTGTTGATTTTCTAGCAGTTCCTCAACCTTGTTAATGAGTCCTGTCTTGCCATCATTGTAAAGAGCGTACTCAATTCTGCTCAATTTATCTTTTAATTCATCGGTATGGGTGCGAATGGTGTGTTTTGCAATCATTGCAACCCCGGTCAATAAAGCTAATCCCACGAAAAAGTATGAATAAACAATTGTGGCAACATCGGATGACATTTGGCGCCCTTTCGGGTTATGAGTTAGTAGTCTGTGCTTCTAGTGTGGCTTTTAAGACTGCAATTTCTTGCGCTTGATTGCCGATTGTCTCGCGTAAATACTTGAGAACTTCATTGATTTCTATTTCTTTTTCCATTATTCCCCCTTGATTTGTGGTTCATTGGCATATAAAGCCTTGACTTGATCTTGTGCATCTTTTTCTGTCTCGTGGCAACCCATCACCGTTAGGTCAGAGTTTTTCACAACAGGATAACCTTTGCATCCGTATGAGCCTTTGAGTCCGATATGATATGGCATTTACTTCCCCTCTAGTGCCAATAAACGATTGTTCAATTCTTTAAGTGCCGGAATCAAAGCAACGCCAACGCGATCATAATAGACTGAGTTTGGCTCACCTTCGGCATTATATTCCACAAGATAATCTTTAAGTACGGGAATTTGTGCCACATCTTCTGCAATTAAACCAATCCAGCGTTGCAAGCCTTCTGTTGTTCCCTTTTCTTCTGATTCTACTTTGTCCACATAGGATTTAGGAGTCAAAGAAAAGATTGAAGCCTCGGGTATTGCTTGTTCTTCAATGGCTACTTTGTAGCGAGCAGATGATGAGGTATAAGCAATAAGACCACTTGAAGTATTGATACGCATATTGGCTGCGCCTGTAGTGCTTGGATAACCTGAATTGTAAATATATGAATTGGCGTTCAAAGTATTGCTCATTGTAACAATGCCACCAAAAGTCATTGATCCTTGCATATTGTTACCGCTGGTTGTGATTGAAAGCGAGTTAGAACCATCGGCAGCCAATGATGCGGTTGTGCTTGAAACCGAGCTGCGAGGATAGGCAGTTGTGCTTGGGCTTGAACCGTAGTGCATCATAAAAGCACCTGAACCAATACCTACAAGCCAACCTGCATAAGTGCCACCGTACTTGATGCCAAGAGCATTGTTTGAACCATCTAAAACAACGGCATTTGAGCCTGTGCTTGTAGTAATAATGCCACCGCTAATGACACCACCACCAACGCCAATCAATCCTGTTGAGTTAATAGAAAAACCATTTGATGAAGTTCCAAAGTAACCAGCGGTGGCGTTGATTGTGCCAGTAATGGTTGCACCTGTTGCGGTCAAAAGTCCACTTGAATCAATGATGGCGTTGCCGCCAATGTTCATTGTCGAAGCCGTGATTGTTGCTCCTGTAACGCTGCCTGAAAATACCGCTGCACCTGTTGAGGCGCTGATTGAAAAAGTTGCGCTACCGCCTGAGTTATATCCAGCCAAGCCAGTTGAGTTCAAAACAACACGCGCACCGCTTGTAGAAGATGCACCTGAATAAACAGTTAATCCAGTTGCATCAATTGAACTTAACTGTTTGGTGGTTGGATTTTGAATTGCATAAACACTAGGTTGTAAAGAGTTTTGCGCCGTGGTGTAGGCAGTTGCGGCGTCGGTAAGAGCAGTATTGGCAGTTGATTGAGCGGTACTTGCAGCCGATGCCGCCGATGCAGCTTGAGCAGCGGCATTTGCTACCGTTGCGTTGGTGTCAATAATGCTAGTCACATCACCGTCATTTGGACGATAAGTAACGGTTTGTCCACCACTGTATTCATACTCAGTAGCATCTGCCCAATACACATTGCCAGCCTGATCGGTAAGAGCAGTATTGGTGGCATTGGCAATTGTGAATGTATTAGTTGCAACGCTTGAAATAGTGTAGGTGCCGTTATAGCCGTCAGGTGCAAGCCCAGTAATAGTTACAATATTGCCAGCCGACAAAGTATGACCTGTAGCCGTGTAAGTAGCCGTTGAAGATGTATAAGAAACGGCGGTAATGTCAAAACTTTTGAATGTAATATCTTCGGGCGTGATAGTTATCTGTGGCGATACTGGCATTGTGACCCCTTATGGAAGCGTGACTCTTGTGGCTGAAATTGGACTTGTGTAGTAAGTAGTACGCCAAGAAGTTGCAGTAATTGAATGACGGAATCCTTCAATAACAAGATTAAAGACAAGGTTGCGACCATCAACAGTTGTGCGCTTGACAATACAAAGGTCTTGGATTTCAGTTTCAAGAAAATCAGGATATAAAGAATCAAGTGCTAAAGCGTTAAAACTTACCCCCGCACACCAAGTCTTAGGGTTTTTTGTAAAAGTTGCATAATATTGAGCCAATTTGTTAGCCGTGGCAAGAGTCAAAATCTCTGTTTGAAATTCTTTAATTTTTAATCCGTATTTAGTTACAGATGGTGCATTTTTGAAAAGAATTTGAGGAACTTTGACATTCTTAGGCTTAAAATTCACAAGAGCTGCATTGATGAAATTAAAGATACCGGGGTTTGTATCAATCTCATCATATTCAACAGTGTTTGCCACTTGTTGATCGTTAAATGTTAATTGAGTTGGGCGAGAGAATTTATTGGTTAAATTCACAAAAGTTGCTTTGCCGTCACGAGACATATAAAAAGAACCTGCCTCGGCATCTTCGCACTGATAAATGAAATCCATAATAGGAACAGGCGCATTGGCGCTCCCCTGAGTAGTTGCAGCCAATTGAACTGAGCCTGTTAGATTGCGCCAACTGCTACCTGTACCCCATCCAGCATAGGTAAGCATCCGACCTACACGAGTTGAGGTTGTTTCGCCTGAAAAAGATGCCGTTTTTAATACGGGTGCTGAAAAACGACCAAGGATTGAAATGCCATCAACAAAAGTCATTGTTGCGGTTGCATCAAATCCTGCATCCATTTTAGTTGTTTCAAGATAGCCAACATATAAAACATAAGATGTGCTTGCCCAAGTAGCAACCACACGGGCGCGAAGGTCAGCTCGAAGGGCGGTGACACCGCCTGAAACCCAAGGACCACTGAGATTGTCAGGATCATAATTGCCTGAACGATTGTCTAGAACTGCAATCAATTGCCCTGCATCAATGCGTTGATCCGAACGAGTGCGACCACGGTAAATATCTAATGAGCGCAGATCGGTAGTTGGAACATCGGTATAAGAACCATTGAAAAAGAATTGAATCTTTATCGTTGGTGCATTGGTGCCGTCAAATGCTGGCATTATTTATACCCCCAAAACTGCTGGACTGATACCCTTACGGCGCAGCAATTGTGCCATATCATTACGAACACGAAGCGATAATTCTTTTTCTGTTACAACTGAACCTTGGATGTAATTGATGATGGTCACACCTAAGCCACCCTTGCCAAGTGGCACAACGGCTTCAGGTCCGGCTTCACCGATCATTGCAATTGTCGGGCGATTCACAATTCCACCTGCAGCAAGTTTAATTTTAGGCAATGGCATTGAGCCAAGAGTTGCTGAGTTAAAAGGTTTGATTGGTGTTGGGTTAAGAAGGCTACCCTTCTTGCCCAAATCAGGTGTGATATTGCGATTCTTGTAAGCATTGTATGCAAAGTACCCAAGAGCTGCTAAACCGCCCACAACTGCAACACCTGCAAAAAATGGCGCCCACGCTGCACTAATAGCAGCACCGCCTGTAGCCCCTGCAGCGCCAGCGGCAGCGGCAGCCTCACCGACACCTACAATGGCACCGATCAACTTAGCGGCTTGGAACAATTTGTAAGCGGCATTGATTGCCTTAATACCTATGGCAACACTTGCAAGGGCAATGCCCCAATTCTTGATTGCATCTTTATTTCTCTGAACAAATGGTTCAACCTTGACAAGGAAATCAACTAAATCGTTCAAATAAGGCAGTAATAAACCACCAAGTGTTTCCTGCACATTATTCATTGCAAGCCTGAATTGTTCTAACTTAAATGAACTTGTGCCACTTACTGCTGCAATTGATCCAGTAAAACTGCCGCCCAAACGCCCTAAATATGAATCAAGGCTTTCTGTAGCCTTTTTTGTGGCTCCCATACTCTTGGTGACGGTAACAATCTGACCGTTCATCACCTTCAAGCTTGAAGTATATTGTTTGTTTCCGCCTGTTGTCTTTGGAGCAATCTTAGTTAAATTGACAAGTGCCTTGAACTGACCGCGACTTGCTTTTGCCATTGCATCGGTGACTTCACTAACATCTACACCTTGCTTTTGTGCAATCTCTAAAGCAAGAGTAAGCATCTTTTGAGACTTGGTGACATCTCCCGTTGCGCGAACAAGGGTGTCAAATGCAGGGCGAATCTTGTCATCGGCAACTGCTGCAAACATCTCAGATTTCTTGATGAATTTCTCAACATTGAGAATCTGTAATTCAGATGCACCTGCAACTGTCTTTAATGTATTTGCAAGGCTGATTGCACCTTTTTCATCATCTGCTGCAGCCTTGGCAAACTTAGCAGCGGCAGCACCTAACCCAATCAATAAAATGGATGACTTACGGCTTGCACTCTCTAAGACATTTGAGGTTGCAAAGGTGTTCTTTTTGATGCCATCTAAAGTGCGGTTGAGTGAGACATCGCGCCCGAAGAAGCTAACCGTTAAGGATTTATTCTGCGCCACCTATTGCCTCATTTCATCAATTTGTTTTTGCAAACCTTGTTGTTGTTTTTCTGCTACCGCTAAAAGACCAAGCATTGTTGTTGCTTCAATCTGCCAAACATTAAGAGGCGTGATGCCGGGATAAGTTTGGCAGATCAGAGCAAGGTTCTTATTTATTCGGTCTCGGTAGCAACTTCTTTTGGGTCAATATCTTCTTCTCCTTCAAAGGCAATATCTCCTGCAGCGGTGTCCTTGAGGACATCTGCAATTGATACAACCTCGCCTGAACGAGTGCGACAAACCCACGCTAAAGAATACAAAGCCTTTGCCAAGGTGTAACCCTTGGGTGCCTTGTCAGGATTTTCTAGCGCGTTAAACAATCTCAAACCATCTACTTCAAAATGATCTTCAATTGCCATTAGTTCTTCACCGAGAA